TGAAAGTAGCTTTTTATAAAGGAACGCGTCCGGGCGTGTCGGGCATCGTCAACCGGCTGATCCGCTGGTGGACCAATAGTCCGTACTCGCATTGCGAGCTCGTCGTCGCGCCGATCGATGGTACACACCTGTGCGCATCGTCGTCATTCGAAGACAACGGCGTGCGCTTCACAGTGATCGAACTCGATCCGTCGCGATGGGATGTCGTCGAGTTCGTGACCGATACCACGACCGAGAAAGCTGCAGTCGAGTGGTTTAACGATCATCTCGGCGAGCCGTATGACCTCGCTGCTGTATTCGGCTTCGTCTGGCGTCGCGGTCATCGCGCAGGACATTGGGACTGCTCGGAGTCGATTGGCGCTGCGCTCGCCATTCCGCAGTCGTGGCGGTTCGACCCGGCTACGTTGCACGCGATGCTGTCGGCCGTTGCCGAGGACGTGCCCTTCGAGACGACGATGCCGACGGTCGCGCCGGCCTGACTCCCGAAAAGTCTCACCGATAGCGACCCGCCATCCGGCGGGTTTTTTATGGCCACGCCGGTTTCGTATCGACGTGGCCTTTTTTTTATGGGAGGCACCGTTTGAACGAAGACCTGAAATATTCGGATCGGGGGTTGTCGTTGACCGAGGACGCGGAGGCGCTGGTCCTCACCGTCTATCCGGACCCGGCCTCGCCGCTCGGCAAAGTCCTTCAGGCGCGGGGCTTGTGGCAGGGCGTGTTGCTGGGCGTTGCGATACCGCGTGAGCTGATGTCGATGAGCGGGGCGCCGTGGACCGGCGGCTGGGGCCATACAGGGCCTGACGTGCATCCGGGGATGACGGTCACGCGCGAGCTTGCTGTCGACTGGCTTCGAGCGGACGTGCGCGGCGCGGAGGCGATCGTCAAGCGTAACGTCAAAGTTGCTTTGAATCAGGCGGAGTACGACGCACTGGTCGATCTCGTGTTCAACATCGGCAGCGCCAACTTTGACACGTCGACGCTGTTGCGCAAGCTGAATGCCGGTGACGTCGACGGCGCCATTGCGGAATTTTCGCGATGGAACAAGGCTGGGGGAGTGGTGCTGGCCGGGCTGGTGAAGCGGCGCGAAGCAGAGCGCGTGCTCTTTCAGCTTGGCGCCAATCAGGCGAGGGCCGTCGCATGAAAAACGACGCGCTTGCCCGCTTCATCTACGCATACCTGGCGCTCTACGTTGCATTGTCGGCCTTCACCGCACCTTGCTCGGCGACGTCGGTAATGCTCACGCGTGACGGGCTGTGGGGCTACGCGGTTACTGGTGGGACAGCGGGGCTTGCCCTGGTCCTGTCTGCTGATGTGGCCATCAATGACTGGTTGCCGGAGAAATACGTCTTCAGATGGGCACAGGCGCGCCGGCACTGGTTGTACGCAACGACGGCGGTCTGCTATGTGACGCCGATCTTCGCGGCCAGCGCGTATTTCATCAACGCGGCGCAACTGATTTTTTACGTCGGTATGGCCCTGTTCGGGCTCGTGCTGGGATACCGCGAAACACAGGTAAAACGGGGGATAAAAACGTGCGCCGACTGATTCAGTGGTTATGGGGTGTGTGGGGGTTGTTGTGGACCGCTGCGGCGTACGCGATGGCCCGGCAATCGGAAGTGGCACTCGCAGAGGGTCTGTCCGGTATTCCGCTCGCGTCGCTCGCGTTGGCCCTGCTGCTCGCCCTCATCGGCGGTGCGGCGAGTACTTTCCAGCGGCTCGCGTCGAGCGACCGGCCGCCGCGCTCGATGGCGATCGAGGTAGGCAGTGCGATCACCGCCTCGATCGTTGCGGGTCTTGCCGCGTTCTTTTTCTGTGAGTGGCGGGAGTGGCCTGCGCCGCTTTGCGCACTCACGATCACGCTGTCGAGCTGGGGCGGCAAGCGCCTGCTTGATCAGGCCGTCGACGCCGGGTTGCGTCGAATTCAGGGGGAGCGTTCATGACAGACATCACAAGCCGGATCGGCGCGATTGCCGCCGGTCTGATCGCGCTCGTGCTGGCCATTGCCTGCACGGTCGAATATTTCGAACTGCGCAGCCTGCGCGGCGATAACGAGACGTTGCAGCGGCAGGCGCACATCGACTCGCAGTCGATCGGCACCCTGCAATCGCAGCTCGCGACATCGCAGGCGGATCTCGCGCAGGCGTCGTCAGGCGCCCAGGCCTGCTCGGCGTCCATAGCGCAGGCGGCGTCGGAGGCGAGTGCAGTTCGGGCGAACGCGGCGGCGGCGCAGGCGAAGGCCGCACGCGATTCCGTCAACTACCGGCAGCGGATCGATGCGCTCACGAAACGCCTGCAGGATCCCATCAACCAGTCGGAGACATGCGATGCGGCATTCGATCGTTTGCGCAGCAGTCTGTAGTTTTTTCTTGTTCGTGCCGGGTTGCGGCTCGGCGCCGCCGGCACCGATCTCGCCGGTGGTCCACGCAGAGACCATCGAGGCGAAAGTACAGGTGCCGGTGTCGTGTATTGATTCCGTCCCGCCGGCGCCGGCGTTTCTGCCGGATGCGGAATTGCTGGCCGCGCCCAACGGTTCAGCGGTCGACCGCATCTGGCGGGATCACTTGCAACGGCAGAAGTGGGAGGCGGACTTGACGGGGTTGCTCGCGGCGTGCGTCTCTCACGCAGCGGCGCAGTAGAAAGTGGCCCGTCCGGCGCGGACGGGCCTAAACGTCAGGGGATCATTCCGGACGAAGTGTCGATCGTAAATATCGGGGTCGACGTCGTCCAGCAAGACTTTCACCTGGAATCAAGAATCTGAAAAAGTAACTTTCCGCGCGCTACAGCGGAGAAGACAGGGCGGCCGGAGGCATGTTGACGCATGCTTCCGGTCGCCTTTCCACTGCACCAGCCAGTGAATTAGCCAAGGCCCTGACACCTACCGGTAGGCGGGCCGAATTCTAACTGAAAAAGAAAAGGCAATTCCAAATATGGCAAACCCTATCGTTCCCTGGATCGGTGGCAAGCGCCGGCTGGCGGACCATCTGATTCCGCGCTTTCCGAAACATGAATGCTACGTCGAAGTGTTTGCGGGCGGGGCGGCGCTGTACTTCCTTCGGCCGCCGGCAGCGGTCGAAGTGATCAACGACATCAACGGCGATCTGATCAATCTTTATCGCGTGGTGCAGCACCACCTGGAGGAGTTTGTACGTCAGTTCAAGTGGGCGCTGACGAGCAGGCAGGTTTTCAAGTGGCTGCAGGACACGGTCCCGGAAACGCTCACCGATATCCAGCGGGCTGCCCGGTTTTACTATCTCCAGCACAACTGTTTCGGCGCGAAGATCGAGGGCCAGTCATTCGGGACGGCCACCACGACGCCGCCTGGCCTGAACCTCTTGCGGCTCGAAGAGACGCTGTCGGCTGCGCATCTGCGGCTCTCCAACACGTTTGTCGAGCATCTGGACTGGAAGACCTGCGTCGACCGGTACGACCGGCCGCATACGCTGTTCTATCTGGACCCGCCGTATTGGGAAACAGAAGGCTATGGCGTGCCATTTCCATATCAAGAGTACGTCGCCATGGCAACCCGGCTGCGTTCCTTGAAAGGCAAGGCGATCGTCAGTCTCAATGATCACCCGGCGATCCGTGAGGCTTTCGACGGCTTTCACATCGAGACAGTTGACATCAAATACACGGTTGGCGGTGGTGGCCGGGAGGCCGCGCGAAAGGAAGTGATCATCTTCAGTTGGGACGATGCCGCGCAGCCGGTCGGCCTGTTCTGAAATGCAAAGAGCCCGCTTCGGCGGGCTCCTTGACGATTGTTCATTTTTGCAGACAACACATTTCTTTTTTCCCCCATACAGCTTGAATGACGACGAGCCGATATCCCACTCCGGGGTATGCCGAACGACAGCCCTGATTCCAGTGCCGAGCCCACGGAGCGGCACACAACCCAACTACAGATGGCCCGCTCATGGGGAGGGCTGTTCGTATACATCGTGCTCGATGAACTGGCGCCCGAAGCACACCAGGACGAACTCGAACAGCTTCGAGCCCAGTCGCGCCATGTGTTTCTGAAAGGTGCAGGATCGATGCAACATCTCACAGTACCGCCGTTAGGCGCGCAACGGCTCTTTCAGCACGCCAGCGATGCAATCGTCGCTCAGGCGGCGCGGACTGTCCGCTACCGGACGTTCAAGGCACACGACATTGTTTCTCGTCAGGGCGACAGAAATTCGCTGCTGATTCTTGTTATTTCCGGGCAGCTGCAAGCGTTCCGGGGATCGGAAGATGGGCGCGAGATCGGTATCAACCTCATTGGGCCGGGCGAATCCTGCGGCCATTGCGCCATCATTCAGGACACGCCGGCGGTCAGTTCGATCGCGGCTGTGACGAGTGCCGTTGTCGGCATGATAGGTCGAACCGAAGCCCGTAATCTGTTCCGCGCAGCGGGCGTCTCCGAGGCACTGCTGGACATTCTTTGCACGAGGGAACCAGGCGATAGCGCGTCAGGAGGCGTTGGTGCAGCCTGGCGCGTTCGGACGCGTCTATGCGGTTCTTGACGCGGCTGTCCAGGAAACGGAAGCCGGAGTATTTCCGCTGATCGAGTTTCAGAGCCAGTCAGCTATGGCCGTCGCGGCGAACGTGAGTCGTGAGACAGTCTCACGTGCCATTGCGTCGCTTACGCGGAGGGGAGTGATTGTCAAAGACGGACGGCGGCTGCGCGTTCGGGACTGCAGCATCCTCGCGGCGATGGCAACAGGCACCCCGCGCGTCTTTGAACAGTAGTCGTCCCTCCATGTAAACCTGAGACGCGGTCAGCCCATCAACCTAAAGTCGACGGCTCGGTAAGGAAGGGGGGAGCGCGCCTGTTCCCGCTCGCCATGGACCAGAGGACGCGCTGCCCGCTGCTCAGCCATGGCGGTTCCTCACGTCACTACTTACCAGCGGTTTTCCGAAGTGCGAGCATTGATTGCAAGCTATGTTTCAGGTTAGCCAACTTCAATTCGCACTCGGCATAGTCCCGGCTCCCAATTTGCAGATGCTCTTTACGTTGCTGCTCTTCGCGGATACGAGACAACGTCAGGCGTATTACCTCGTTCGCCTGTCTGCGGTAATCGTGCCTATGCTCATCGGTCATTGTTTTCCCGTTAAAGCCATCGGCGAAGTATATGACAGCGAGAGGTTTGCTACAGCAGCCAAAGTCGCTTTTGAGTGCCTCGGTTCTGCACGAAGTGGCGATTACTGCTCATAGACGGAGCGCGTTGTCTGCTGCCAGGGTCGCAAGGACGCCGCGGTCCCGAACGCGCAGCCGCCGCCCGTCTTTGACAATCACCCCGCACCGTGCAAGCGATCCAATGGCGCGCGAGACCGTCTCGCGACTCACGTTCGCCGCGACGGCGATAGCCGCCTGACTCGGAAACTCGATCAGCGGTAACTCCTCGCCTGCAATTTCCTGGACCACCGTATCAAGAACCGCGTACACGCGTCCATACGCGGCAGGCTGCACTAATGCCGCCTGACGCGTTATCGCCTGGTTCATCCTGGTGGATAGAATTTCCAGCAGTGCCTGTGACACACCTGTCTCGCGGAACAGATTGCGGGCTTCAGCTCGACCTATCAAGCCGACAACGGCACTCGTCACAGTCGCGACCGAACTAGCCGTTGGTGTGTCCCGAATGATGGCGCAGTGCCCGCACGACTCGCCCGGCCCAATGAGGCAAATACCGATCTCGCGCCCGTCTTCCAATCCCCTGAACGCTTGCAACTGCCCAGAAATAACAAGAATCAGCGGCGCCTTCTTATCGCCTTGACGCGAAACAATCTCGTGCGCCTTGAGCGTCCGGTAGCGGACAGTCCGCTCCGCCAGAGCGACGACGGCGTCGCTGGCGTGCTGAAAGAGCCGTTGTGCGCCTAACGGCGCTACTGTGAGATGTTGCATCGATCCTGCACCTTTCTGAAACACATGGCGCGACTGGCTCGAAGCTGTTCGAGTTCGTCCTGGTATGCTTAGGGTGCCGGTTCACCGATCACGATGTACGCGAACAGCTTTCCCCGAGCGGGCCACGCGGTTTGGGTGAGTGCTGCTGCGTGAGCTGAGCACATGCAATTGGGCCTTTCGTCCAACAGACCGCTGCGTCGGCTATCGGCTGAGCGCTGCTTGAAGCGCATGGGGAAAAACACGGAGGTCGTGTGCATAAAGAGGTAAATGGTGCCGCGTACCCTAAACCTTGCGGCGCGGGTCAACGCACAATGACGGCCCGTGCGTAGCTCCCGGTGCATAAGTCGAAAATGACGTAGACGGGCGAACTGAGAGAACCTGTAGTGCGTCATCCCCCTGGTTCAAATGCCGCGCCTTGGCGTCTTGACCGGTACCTTGTGACGTCGACCTTGTGATGGCCGCTGTCGCATCAATACTGGTAGCTCATGGTTAGTCTCGCTGCCGATTGGCGCCGTGCAACGGATGCCGCCCTAATGTCATTTTCACGGCGGAATGACCACAATTTACAATATGAAATAAAGGGAATCGAAGGAGAGACGGATAGCGAATTCCGTTACAGGGGCTAACACGTGGGCTTTTGA